CCTGCCCACAAATTGCTGAACCTTCATCCGCATCTCATCTACCGGCTCGGCCCGCTTTGCTCCATCAAACTTCGGCATGAAGTCCTCTGGCTTGGCATTCTTGCTCCCTGCCGCCCTTGCCGTGACGGTTGCTAGCACCGCCATCCTCAAGTCTGCCCGCACCTCGCCAATCGGGTCAATGCGGTCGTAGGCGATCCACTCGACAAACTCACGAACGGAACACCGGCGTTTTGCCTCTGCCTTCGTACACGACCACGCCAAGGCCAAGCGGTGCCATAACCGCTCAACGTGGTCACCAGCTAGTTTCCCGCAACTTCCTCCACGTCGTCACCGAACCCGCTGTGCTTGGTTACAAGTTCCATGATCTTTTGCAGGCGTGACGCAGGCACGTTCCGCAACGCCTTGTAATCGTCGGGCGTAAATACAAGCTGCCCACCATCATCGCAGACGCTAACCACAACCATTCGCAGCGACGTATCAAACCTGTCGCCTTCTTTTGCTTCGTAGACAAATGCCGCGTCCGCGTAAGGAACTTCGCGGATATAGACATCACCTAGACCATCGACCGTAAAAGGGCCGTTGATTTCAACCGGTTGCAGATACTCATTCTTCGTCAGACTCATCGTGTAGCTCCTGTACAACACCGGGCGTCAAGCGGACTACGCATCCCTTGTCTTTGCCTGGTTTATCATGTTCAACAATGACCGCCTTACCGATACCAGCAAGGTGATGGCCGAAAGAGGCCTCAACCTCTATGGCGTCGCCGATCTCGTATTCCTTGCCCTTGACCTTTTGGACGATCTTAATTATCACGCGGCCACCTCATCGGTTGCGGTGATGTCGCCGGTTACCTTCAGGGTCAGCGATCCGGTCATCAATTCCTCAAGCGGGACGCCGTAGCTGAACGAAGTGGCAAACCCGCTAAAGGCCCAGTTTGCAGCGGTCGCGCCGCCAGCCGAGAGCGGAAAAGTCACGGTGATGGTTTCCGCAGCCAGCTTGATCGGCGGGTAATCGTCTGGGTCAAACTGAATCTCAAGCGTCAGCGTGCCGTGGTCAACCAGGTCGCCGGGGATAAACGTCCGGGCCGTGGTCGTCCCAAGATGGGTAGTATCAATCGCGGGGCGTTCGATCGCCTCGCCATTGATCGCGGTGATGTTTGCGGTGAATGAGGACGTGCCAAAGGTTACGCTTGCGCCAGTACCGTTATCAACAGCCATTGTTTAGCTCCTAAGCAAAAGTCGGGACAGAAACGCTGTACCCGATGAGGTAGTCTTGTTGGACGGTGTACACTCCGCCCGATTCGTTGTTGCCCTCAATGGGCGGGGTTTCGGTTGTTCGTTCGCTGTCTAGGTGACACGTCGATACAAACGTGCTGCCAATCGTGCCCCTAAATCCATCTATCGACTGGCGTACTTCCTCGGCCAGCGCTTCGGCGGCCAGCGGGGTTGATGCGTGACAGTCCACTTGGATGCGGCCCTGCACCTTGCCCGCCGCCGCAAGCATGTGGTGTTCGTGGTCGGCGCTGATGACGTGGATCGTCACGGCGGGCAGGTCGTCGCCTTCGTTGCGGACTTGCCCCGATACCGTTGCGCCGGTCGTGGCCGCCAGCAGCCTCGTGCGTAGGTCAGTTCGCAGGCTCATCTTGCCGCCTTCCTAAGTGCGCGGACCGCACCCTTGTCTGCACTTGCCTTGCCGGTTCGATTTTGAGCGGCCTTGCGCAGTTCGCTCATTGTTCGGCGAGCGATAATACGCTTGCTGTTTACGCTGTCCCATGCGGGGCGCATAAACGGGAATGGGCGGTGATGCTTCGTCCCAAACTCGACAAGGTGAGCGTATAGTGCAGGATCGGCTTCCTGTGTGTATCTTTCGCCGCTTACTCGCGTGCGCTGCACAACTTGCTTTAGCCCTCGCCGTGGGCCAACGATAGCCACAACAACCTTGCCTCCTATAGTTACCAGCTTGTTGCTGATCGACTTCTTCAGCAGGCCGGTTTCTTCGATGCAGTATTGCTTGGCCTTCTTACGCACCTCGCCGCTGGCTTCACGCACGCCAGGCCGGAGCATACGGTTTACTTGGCTCTGCTTAGACAGCATCGACAATTTAGCTAAAAGCTCCCGGTCACCAGTAACGCCGCCGAACTTGCCGGACGCAAGTTGTTGTTCTAGTCGCTTGACCAGCACGCCTTGGCCCTGTATCGTCTTCGCCATGCTAGACCTCCTCTCCTACGTGGACGATCTGCCCCCGTCGCGTTTCTCGGTCAGACTTACCCAAGACTGATTTGATGTTGAACGTGCGACCATCGACCACGATCCGGTCCTCTGGCGACAGGCCGTCGTACTGTTCACGCAACGTAATCACCGCGTCCACAGCGGGGTCAACCTGTTGGGCGCGGTACAGTTCCCGGCCCGACTGGTCCTCAAGCATCGCCCAGCGGCTTGCAGCAGTAGACCACGTATAGACAGCCGTGCCCATCGCATCGAGCGTGCGGGTTCGTGTCTGAATCGCGGCCAACTTGTCGTGCTTGCCTGCTGGCATTACGCCGGTTCCTTTACTGAAATACTGTCAAGCAAAATCTCCGTAGCCAGCGGCAACTTGTTAAAGCTGCCCGCCGCCACGCTCTCCCGGTTCTCAAACAGATGACCGATCAGCATCAATATCGCCGACCGAGCCGCTGCCGGCACACTGCTTCCCGAATTGCCATAGCCCGCTACAAACGTCACGGTTACGGCTTGCTTCTTCTCGGCCTGCACTTCGGGCCACGACTGCAACGGCTTCAAAACAATCCACGCTTCGGTATCGTCATCCAATACCTCGTACACGTCCGTGCTTAGCGTTTGCTCGGCCCCTTGGTTGTCGATGTAGGTAATCGACGTGACGCTTTGCAACGGCGTGCGAGGCACGTGGATAGACCCCTCCGCATCAGGAAAGTCTCGATACTTAGCCGTGTACGTGGACGTGATAAGCTGGCGCTTTGTGTACGTCTCGGCCATCTCGCGGGCGGCTTGAATCAGACCGTTAATAAGGTCGTTCTCATCGGTCCCGCTGATTCGCAAGTGGGCCTTAGCCTCGGCGAGCGTGATCGGCTCGGAACCTGGCCCGCTAGTTTTTTTGAGCGAATATCGCATCATAAAATGTCCAGCGAGGTTTCCCCCGCCAGACACACAGGAGAGGAGCATTACGCAACCACGTCAACGGTATTGTCTTTAGCCTCGTGAGTTGGCTTGATGATGTAAGTCACGGCAGCCTCATCGGTGCCAGTGGCAAACGTCAGCTTGGCCGACAGGCCGCGAATCTCGACGCCAGCGGTCGCAGCCGCTTGCAGGATTTCGCCGCGAGTCACTTCGCCGAACACATAATCGCCAATTGCATCGGGCGCGGCTGCGGGCGTGATCGTCTTGATCGTCGTGTCGGTGCCCGAACCATCGGCAAGGGTGTTGCCGATAATCAGGAACGTAAGGGCAGACGTGCCTACAGTGCGCTGGAACTTCACAAGGAAGCTGTCAACGTCCTGGGCGTCAACCCAGCCGACATCAGTGGCGGAGGTTGCGTCGGGGTCGAAGCGGTACCCCTTAACAATGAGTTGTGAGCGTAGCTGTTGAAAGTCAGACATTGTTTTTACCTTTCGGGTTTAGTAGTTGGATTACGCACGGGCCGCGAGCGTGACGAATGGGGCAAGAGTGTTGGCACCCTTTTTGGGTGTCAACGGCGAACGCCACCAACAAGCACCGGCGTTCTCGGTCCAGAACTTGAACACCTGCTCGTGATTCTCAAACCGGACGTGCATAGATTCCTCGGACCGCAGCGGCTGGTAGATGCCGTAGAGGTACTGAGCAGGGGCGGCGGCAAGGATGATGTCACCCTTGTCACCAAGTGTCTGGCAGAACTCGGTGAAGTAAATCGGCAAGCCCATCAGGGTATCCGGCACGTCGGTTCCATTGCCGTGCATAAAGAGCGGGTAGTCGTCGTTGGTCAGGGTGGTGTGAGCGTTGACGATCTGCTGGAACGTGTCGTGATTGGCAAGCCACGCACCGCCCTGCTGTCCGTATCGCCACGCACGCTCACGCATATTCAACAGGTTTGCTCCGACGATGGTGTCCGCCGTCTGGCCGCTTTCTTTAGCCACTACAACAGTTGCCGGGCTGTTGATGATGCCCTCTAGCTTGCCAGGCGTGTTGCCGTTGAGCATCTCGTCAAAGATGGTCGCGGGGAACTCGTCTTGGAAGCCTTGCGTAAGCAAGCCCTGAATCGACTGCGGGCTGTCCTGCATCAATTCGCGGGTCGAGTAGGCAAGGCCAAACAGTCCGGTTGCCTTAAGCGTAATTTTCTCCATCTCCATGCGGCTCGAACTGATGCCGTTGGTTTCGTCACGACGCGAGACAGACAGACCGCCCGACACGCTGGTCGAGTGGTTTTTGTCCACACGGCTGATAATCTCAACGGATCGAGTCTGCATCGGGATGGAAGTAACCGAACCCAGCAGCGGGTTAGTATCCGCACCGATCGAACGAACGTCGGGCGACATGCCTACGGGGACCAGCAGGCCGCCGTAGGGGTCAGACTGGCCGCTTTGCTCGTCGCTACCAGCAGCGGCAAGGAACTTAACGCGGTGATCTTCGGCAGTCTTGGCATCACGCTGCGACAAGTTGATAACGGTGCTGAAGAACTCCTTGGGAGTCTTAAAGCCCTTCATCGGATCGCTGGTGAACGCTGGCTCAGCGGTGATGCTTGTTTTGGGCTTGCCATCGCCGGGCTGGTTGCCGCCGGACGATTCAAGTGCGGCAAACCGCTCTTGACGTTCGACCGCTGCACGCTGTTGGGCCTCGACCGCTTCGATGCGGATATTGGCGGCTTCGGCGTTGGCGAGGTGCTGTTCCATTTCAGCAGCGAGTTCATCGCGGCGCTCGGCGGAACCGGCGAAGTCGGCATCGGCCAACTTGTCATTGATCTTTTTGGCGGCAGCGAGTTCTTCGCCCTTGATCCGCTTGGCGTCAACGATTGACGCAGCCTTGATTTTGTCGAGTAGAGACATTGCGTTTCCTTTCGGGGATTACGGTTTGTGGCCGATGTTCGCCAAAAGAAATAAGGCACGAAAACACCGACCGTAGGTAAGTACGATCTTGCGTTCCGCGCCTGTCTTGCAGTGCGCTCTCGCTTGCTATTGCCGGGCGGCGGGGTCTTGCCCTGCCGCGTCAACGATAGCCAAGTAGATTGTCAGACTCCACTATAATGCGGTTGAGAGTCGGTGTCAAGTGCGATTTTGTTTTTGTTGGGGTTGCGTTCGTAGGGGATTATGCTATAGTGGGGTATGTGTTTGGACGACACACAATTTAGATATTCGGAATAAGAAAGCGCTCCACGTCGTCCAAACACAGGAGCGCTTTCTTTTTGCGTCGGCCCACCGCTGCGGCGGCCATGCTTACGCGACAAGTTAGGACAGACGGCACGTTTGAGACTGACCAGCTATGACCCGCTGGACAGCCTACCGAAAGGTAGTGGGTGAGGCACGATCCAACCCACCGTCGAAAAAGGATGCAAGATCGTGCGTTTCTCAAGCAACCGACTCGGCACCTCACCGAATGGCTTGCAGGAAGCTCTTTGACAAGGGTTTCTTGCGCCCCGATCTAACCCCTACCGAATGTAAGAAACCTAACAGCATGACAGCTATCAACGCATCACCTACGAAGATTGAAACACTTTGCTCCGACTGTCAGTACAAGCCCGTGGATGAGAATGGCCTTTGCCTCAAGTGCATCGGAATCCGCGCGCGGCTCAAAAAGAAGCCAAATCTTGCCTATCATTTTCGGCTCAAACACAAAGGCTCTAAGAAGAATCCACGCGGACAAGTACCCGATAGGTTTGTCTGCAACCTCAACCACAGATCGCACCATCGGGCCGGGGTGCTGAAGGATATGGGTTTTACGTCCTACAATCTCTACCTCAAAAGCGACTTATGGAAGTCGATCAGGCGGCGCGTGATGGAACGGGATGAATACCTATGCCAAGCCTGCAAGCGGCCCGGTCTTGTGGTTCATCACATGGACTACGACGCGGCGACGATGGAAGGTGAGACGCTAGACCAGCTTGTGACGATGTGCAAGCATTGCCACGATGGTATTGAGAAAAGGCGATTTAAGCTTCTTAAGCAGGCAAGAAAGAAGCGATAGCCCCATGCTACAATATCCGTAACGCACAGGGGTATTACAGTGATGCAATGGAATAACATCCCCGATGACGTATGGGTAGAAGCTGGGCCGCGCATGTTTATCGCGCTGGTCGGCGGTCAATCC